GGCAGGAGACCCCGACCATCGAGAGCTCCATCCAGTTCGACACGCTCGGCATGAAATGGCGTATCTACCAGCATGTCGGCGTCAATCTCGTTGATTATCGTGGCATTCAGAAGAGCACGATTGCATAAGGAGGTATGAACCATGGCAACAAAAACGGCATTTGCTGAGTATGTGCAGGCCGGTGAGAACATCGACTACACGGCAACTAGCGATGTAGCGTACCTGCAGGTTGTTCCGCTGGTCTCCCGCATCGGTGTGGCACTTGAGCCTATCGCCAAAGGAGAGTCAGGCACCGTGACGCTTACCGGAGCGTTCCGCCTGCCGGCAGCGACAGGAACTGCGCTGTCTGTTGGCACGAAGGTCTATTGGGACGAAACCGCAGGGAACGTAACGACGACGCCCGGGGACCTCGTTGCTGGTATCGCCGTTGAAAATAAAGCGGAGGCTGGTACGACTGTCGTCGTGCGGATTAACTGAAATGTCTTTTCAGGATATGGTGGCGGCAGACGTCGAGAATGTCTTTTTGAATCCAGAAGAATTTGGGGAGACACACAATCTCGACGGCGTTACCTGCACCTGTGTCATCGCAAATGACGCCACGTATGACAGGGAAGCGAGACTGAAAGACGGGAAGCGAACGCCTGACGGACTGCATGGAGACTATCTGACGGTATGCGTCAGGAAGTCGGATCTGCAGAGAGTGCCTAAGCAGGGGGACAACTTCAAAGTCGACAAAAAGCGCTATACCGTAGATAGCTGCGCGGACGACATGGGAATACTGACCATCACGCTCGGCGCGTATCGCATGGGAGGCGGATTGCTGTGATTGAGATAGACGATGGCGGCAGCATCGAGCGGGCGGCTGAGCTGCTGCGCGGGCTGCCAGGCGCCATCAACAAAGTAAGTCGCAAAGCGGCGCAAGCAGCGATCAAGGGCATCAAGAAAGAAGCCGTCAATCAGGTAGCCGAACATTATACGATACAACGCGGGCGAATAGGCAAGACGATGCGGGCACGCCGAAAAGGCATGGGCGCTGAGTTCATTGCCCGAGGCCCCGTGAATGACCTGTCGTATTTCAAGCATAACCCTCGCAGCGTTCCTAGGCGCCGCCCACCAGCCGGCACATATCTCTATAGCCAGGTAGTGAAGGGACAGGGTGGCACCATAGCACATGCGTTCCTGGCCAAGATGCGGAGCGGTCATGTGGGCGTGTTCCGTCGTACAGCCGGCAACAGGTCCCTGCCGATTGCCAAGCTGTCCGGCCCATCAACGCCTCAGATGCTGGAGAACCCTGTTATAAGGTCATATCTGGAGAAACAGATGGCCAACCGATTTGCTCAGGCCATAGAAGCAGGCACAGCTGAAGCATTAGGAGGCAAATCATGATACCTACACTACTGATTGAGGCAGTAGCGGCCGAAGTAGAAGCGGCGGTCAAGGACTATAAGCTGAGTGCGGAGAACCAGGACGACAAGAAAGTTACTGTGTATCGGCAACATATACCGAATGATGCATTCGAGGATGACAGCTATTACCCGCTGGCAATCGTGTCCTATCAGGACAGTACTGACGCTGAAAACGGCAGCACCGCTACGATAGGCATAACATTCGGCGTGTATGGCGAAGATAAGAACGCATGGCGCGATCTGCTGTCAATCATGGAGCGCACGCGCCAGCGCTTGCTGATCTACCGCAAACTGGATGACAGGTTCCGGTTGGTACTGCCGTCGAAGTTCGAGACCATAGAGAATCAGCCATATCCTTTCTGGTTTGGATATGCGACTCTAGCTTATACGATTGCACAGCCGACAGAGGAGATAGCTGGAGACTGGCAGGCGATCATGGAGGAGGATAATGCATGAGCGCGACAAGCGGGAACAGGCGCAGAGCCAAGACCTCTGAGCCGACGATAAAGAATGTTGTATATATAGGGCCTAATCGCCTACTGGACGGTCTGAAGCGCTACACGGTATATCGCGAGATGCCATCTGAGCTGGTTGCCACGGCATCCGCGAAATACAAGAATGTAAGCCGGCTGTTCGTACCGATAGACAATCTCGGACAGGCGATGAAAGACGCTGCTACAAAGGGAACACCTATAAATCTGGCCTATCGTGAACTTGAAAGAGGGGAATAATCAATGGCATACAAACATGGAGTATACACACAGGAGAATCCAACCAGTCTGGCGACTATGACTCAGACTGACAGTGGCCTGATTGTGGCGTTCGGCACGGCCCCGCTGCATCTGGCAACGAACAGTGCAGGAGCCAACAAGCCGGTGCTCTGCTATACGTACGCAGAGGCAGTGAAACAGTTCGGCTATTCGGACGACTGGAAGAAGTACACGCTGTGTGAAGCGATGAAGTCACAGTTCGCACTGTTCAACATGGCACCGATCGTGCTGGTGAACGTGCTTGACCCGAGCAAACACAGTCAGATGATTACCGACAAGGCGACCGCTATTACTAATGGCGTCGCAACCGTATCGGATGCGGTCATGCTGGACACGCTCAAGGTAGCAATCAGCGCCGAAGGGACGGCGCTCACGAAGGATACTGACTACACGGCCGCATTCGACGATGACGGCAACCTCGTAGTAACTGTCATATCGGGCGGAGCTATACCGACTGGCACCGAGCAGTTGTACCTGTCATACACCATGCTCGACCCGTCCAAGGTGGAAGCATCGGACATTGTTGGCGGCGTAGACACCGCGAGCGGCAAGGCTACCGGCCTGGAGCTCATGGATGAGATATATCCGCGGTTCGGAATCGTACCGGGTATCATCATCGCGCCGGGATGGAGCAGCGATGTGAACGTAGCATCAGTGATGCGCGCTAAGACCAGCAACATCGATGGCCACTTCAACGCAATCTGCCTCTGCGACATACCGACGGATACCGTGAAATCGTATACGGCTGCCGGTGAGTGGAAGAACAAGAATGCTACCGCTGAGAAGAACTGCGACATGTGCTGGCCGAAGATCAAGCTCGGTACAGATGTCTATCACTTGTCCACCCAGCTTGCCAGTGTTATGAACTATACCGACAGCCAGCATGACGATATCCCGTACTACTCGCCATCGAACAAAAACCTGCAGGCAGACAGCGCCGTACTTGATGACGGAACAGAGGTTTACCTGAGCTCGGCACAGGCAGCTTACCTGAATGGCCAGGGCATCGTGACGGCACTTAACTTCATCGGCGGCTGGAAGAGCTGGGGCAACCGCACGGCCGCCTACCCGTCGAATACCGACGTCAAGGATAATTTCATTGTTCAGCGTCGTATGTTCAACTGGGTCGGAGCTACGCTCATCACGACGTTCTGGAGCAAGATTGATGATCCGGCGAACAAACGCCTGATTGGAACGGTAGTAGATAGCGCGAACATCTGGCTGAATGGCCTGACCGCTAAAGGCGCACTGCTGGGCGGAGCGGTAGAATTCCGCGACGAAGATAACACGACAACCGACCTGATGGATGGCATCCTGCATTTCCATGTGAAGATGACGCCGCCATCACCGGCCCGCGAAATCGAGTTCGTGCAGGAATATGATACAAGCTATATCGCAACGTTGTTCGCATGATGAGGAGGCGGAATAATGAGCACAGTAAATCTTATCCAGGATAAAAGCATCACCTATGAGGTGTTCAAAGACGGCGACCGCAAGCTGGGCACGACAGAGATAGCTCTGCCATCACTCGAGCCAAAGACGTCCACCCTGTCCGGCGCCGGCATCGGCGGTGAGATAGAGATGCCGACGCCGGGCCAGCTCGGCAGCACGGAGGTCGAGCTGACGTGGCGCACCATAACGGGCAACAACACCGAGCTGATGGGCATGGACGCGCAGGACCTGGAGCTGAGGAATGCAAACGAAACCTATGATGCCGGTACTGGCAAAATCGGAGTCGACGCAATCAAAATCAACCTGCGTGGATTCTTCAAGAAAGGCGACCTCGGCAGCCTGAAGCCTTCCGATCACACCGACACAAAGACAACGCTCGAGGTCATATATATCAAAGTATCAATCAACGGAGAGCGCAAAATAGAAATCGACAAGCTGAACTACATTCACTATGTCGATGGCAAAGCCTATATGGCCGCCGTAAGATCGGCCCTGGGACTGTGAGATAGGAGGATGTCCGTATGGCAGAAAGTAAAGCAACTCTGAATTTTGACAATCTGGAAGCACAGCTCATGGAGCTCAAAGCAGCTGATTTCATGGCGGCTGAAAGAGAGTGCCGTATGGCGGCTGACCCCACCCCGGATATTTCGCAGAGCACCGGCTTTGCGGCCCGCCTGGCGGCTCGCGCCGTCGGTGCCAAGTATGATGAGGTCAAAGCACTGTCACTGCAGGAGTTTTTCGCTGTTACCATGAGGGTGAAAGCTTTTTTACTGAAACCTTTGGGCGAGAAGATCATCAGCGAGAACAGCTGACGCCGGCTCAGAAGCTCCGGGAAATCATCTACGCGCTACATGAAATCGCCCCACCTGATTTTTGGCAGGGCCAGTCCATGTATGAACTCATGGACTGGCTGAGGGTGATTGAGAAAAAAGCAAAAAAATAAGGCCCCATGCGGGGCCGGGGATAAAATATCAAGCGGCAAATTCGCAAGCGCTTGCCGATTTGATATTTTATGGAACACAGGGACAGAGAATCAAGAGCGAAGGCCTGTTATAAGACCGTAGATAGCGCCTGATATGGCGGCAAGTAGAAGCAGCACGCCGAAGCAGAATACGAAGAAAAGTATGATGCTCATGGTACGCACCTCCATAACATTGATAAAAACGAATCACTATCTAGTTATATTATAGCAGAAAGGAGCTGGAATAGATGGCGGCAGGAAAAATATTTGCTATTTCTTTTGCTATAAATGCCATCATGGGCGGCGCGTTTTCGTCTACTATGAGCCGTAGCTCCGCGGCTATGAATAGGCTGCAAGAACGGACACGTCAGCTGAATGCTGAGCAGAAACGACTGGACGGCACGTGGCAGCAGTCAGCTGCTGCTGGCCGTACATTCGCCCGAACGGTGGCCGACCTGCAGCGGCAATATAGAGCAGGGACGCTCTCTGAAAGTCAGTACAATGCAGCTGTGGCTGCTGCGGCTGCTAAGATGCGCAACGGCGCTATAAGCGCCGAGCAATACCGACAAGCTCTGGCTAGTCTGCGGAGCGAATCTGCTCAGGCAGCGGCATCCATGAGGCGGCTGCAGGCCGCACAGGCTGCTAGGATTGCGGCTAATGCAAAAGTGTCGGCTGCCTGGGCCAATCTAACTCAGGTTGGAACCACGGCTGCAGCCTTTGCAGTTCCTATAGTAAATGCGGTTGAGACAGCGGCCAATTTTGAGGCCGCCATGAGCAAAGTGCAAGCCATCACGCGCGCCAGCGGCGATGATATGCAGAGACTGACTGCTGATGCCAGAGAGCTCGGCGCAACGACACAGTTCTCCGCAACACAGGCCGCAGAAGCTATGAGTTACCTCGGTATGGCGGGATGGAATGCTGAGCAGATTATGTCCGGCATGCCAGGTCTTCTGGCACTCGCTGCAGCGGGCGGTACAGATCTTGCCCGCACCGCGGATATCGTATCTGACGATCTGACAGCATTCGGCTTGTCCGCTGATCAGGCCGGCCACATGGCAGATGTATTCGCAGTGACAGTCACACGCACGAATACGAATGTAGAGATGCTTGGCGAGACGATGAAATACGCTGCGCCAGTTGCTCATGCATTCGGCGTGTCAATGGAAGAAACCGCGGCGCTGGCAGGTCTCATGGCCAACAGCGGCATAAAAGCGACTCAGGCAGGTACGGCGTTGCGGTCCGGATTCCTGCGACTTGCAGGCCCACCGAAAATGGCGCAGAAAGCCATGTCTGAGCTCGGCATGTCGATGTCTGACGTCACAGCACAGCAGCAAGAAGCGCGGGCGGCAATGGAAGCCCTCGGCATTTCTATGGAGGACGTGAATGGGCCTCGCAAGATGTCGGCTATTCTCACAGAACTTAGAAACAAGCTGCAGGGCTTGAGCAAGGACGAACAACTGGCGACGCTCAAAGCTATTTTCGGCACCGAGGCGGCGACCGGCTGGCTTGCTGTACTGGATGCAGGGCCAGAAACATTCGACAAACTTGTGAGCGAAATGGAGAACTGCGATGGCGAAGCCGAGAATATGGCTAAAGTCATGCAGAATAACGCCAAGGGAGCGTTTACCCAGCTGAAAAGCGCTATGGAAAGCCTGGCTATTTCAGCAGGCTCGATCTTCTTGCCTGCATTGACTGCAGTTATGCGCGCCGGAGCAGACCTGGCTGGTAATATCGCAGGCTGGATAACGAATCACCAAACGCTGGCAGGAGTGTTTCTGAGCATTGCCGCCGGGGCCACCACTGCAATAGCATCTTTCATGGCGTTTAAAACGGTGGCGGCTATATTCTCACTGGCAGCTGCATCTCTCAGAGAATATGCAATCATAACAAAAGAAACGGTTGTAGCACAAAGGCTCATGGCAGTGGCCACAGCCGCACAGACACGCGCTATAGTGGCGTTCAATGCCGTGGCTAACGGCGGCACATGGAGAAAGATTGGTCAGGAGGCAGCCATGGCATATGCCCGCCTGCGAGCCATCACATGGGCCGAGATAGGCGCATCCATGCGGCGGGGTATAGCAAGCGGCGTATCTTCAAGCATAGAGGCCCTGAGACGGTTGCAGATAGCGACGGCAGCTAGCGCAGCATCTACTAGAGCTGGGCTGTTAAGCACACTTACAGCTATACCGGGCAGAGCAAGCGCGGCCGCTCAGTCCATTATGACTATGGTCCGTAGCATTACCATAGCTGGGGTGCTACAGACTGCGGCTAATGGATTCCGAGCGCTGGGCGCAGCTATCATGACAGTGTCGCGGGCGGGACTTGCTGTTGCTTTCTCTCCTCTGGGCATAGCCTTAATAGCTTTGGCCGGAGCGGCCTACTTGGTCTACTCTAATTGGGCTTCAGTGGGGCCGTTCTTTGCGGGACTGTGGAATCAGATAACCGCGGCGTTTTCTGCAGCATGGACGATGATACAGCCTGCACTTGCGAGTCTTTCCGAGGCTTTTGCACAGCTATGGACGGTATTGCAGACAACCATGGCACCACTTACGACAACAGTAATGACGGCGTTTTCTAGCATTCAGGCAGCGCTTACGCCACTAATTTCTCCACTGCTTACCCTGGCAGAAATTGTCGGAGGCGTATTACTCGGCGCGTTCGTCATATTCGCCAATGTAGCCGTTGGAGCAGTCGTCTTTGCCATCAATACGATTGCGGCGGTCATTACGGGTGTCGTAGGCATCATTACAGGCGTCGTCAATATCATCTCGGGCATTCTAACAGGCGATTGGTCTGCAGTCTGGGATGGTTTTGTCTCTATTGTAGAGAGCGCAGTCAGCATCGTCACAGGGATTCTGAGTGGACTGGCAAATGCCGTCAGCGGTATCGTCTCTGGCATTATGAGCAGCATTAGAAGTGCAGCAGGGGCTGTATCGAGCATCGGCTCGGGCGGCGATGTAGCCAGTAATGCAAAAGGCGGAATCTACCGCAAAGGCGCATTCCTCACAACATTTGCGGAAGAAGGGCCGGAAGCGGCCATACCGCTTGACAGATCTGCAAGGTCGATATCCCTGTGGCAGGAAGCCGGGCGGATATTGGGGATGAACAACAGCGGCCCGTCGCCCACCTTGCAGGCAGCCCCGGAAAATGCGGTAGTAACCAGCGAGGCACCAGCCAACGGGGAGGCGCCAGCGCTGGTCCAGCGGCCGCAGATAGCTCCGGATCGTTCAGCAGACGCTAGCGAAACGCCACCAGCCCCGGCACGCCAGTTGCAGCCAGCCGCGGGTTATGCAGAAACGGCCAGGAAGATGACGCCTAACGAAGCGCCACCAGCCCCGACACGCCAGCTCATTGGTTATGCAGAAACGGCCAGGGAGACGCCACCTAGCGAAGCGGCACCAGCTCCAGTGCGCCAGCTGCAGCTGGCTGCTGATCATGCGGAAACGGTCAGAGAGATACCGCATGAGGAGCAGCGGCCGCAAGCGGCTCTGGGGAACGACGCAGACGCTAGTAAAACGCCTATTGATGAGCTGGCATCTATTCCGGCACCACAGCCACAGACAGCTTCGGTGGATACAGCGAACACGGGCAGCAGAACTGCTGACGAACCGGCGCCTGTACCCACTCGGGATGAGCGGGCTTATGAGCCTGCCCTGGCGCAACGGCCGCAGGTGTCCATAGAGAATACCGTAGTTGCTGGCAAGGAAAGCGCCGATGAAGGGAAGCCGACCACGGCACAACAACTACAGTCAGCTCCGGAAACTGTCATAACTATGCCAGCGATAAACATGAACCTGAATTTCTATGGCGATCAGAAGCCAGAGAACATAAAGCGGGCGGTCGTCGATGCCGGGCGGAAGATACAGAAATCGTTCGCCGAGCAAATGGAAGCATTCCAGCGGGAAAGAAGGCGGTTGGCTTATGAGTGATAGCTATAGGACGAAAAGCGGCGATACGTGGGACCTGATAGCCTACAATGAGCTGGGCGCATGTAAGTATACCCCGCTTCTCATGGATGCAAATCGCGAGTATATAGATACGGCCATATTTTCGGCTGGCACCATTCTGAATATACCGGACATCACCAGGAGCGCTGTAGTTAAAAACCTGCCACCGTGGAAGAAGGCGACAACATGAAAATATTAGCTCGTCGCGCATCGGTCAAGTGCTTGTACCAAGGAACGGATATAACCAACGACCTGCAGCCGTTCATAAAATCATTTACTGTACGCGAGGTCTTGAGCGGTGAAGCGGACAGCGCCGATATCACGCTTCAGGACCGCGAGGAACTATGGCAAGGCGACTGGTTCCCGGAAAAAGGGGACATGATGGACATCACACTGCATGTCGAAAGCTGGGATGGGATAAGTGATAACAATGACCTGCCGCTAGGGAAATTCGAGGTTGACGAAATAGAGAACAGCGGTCCGCCGAATGAAGCGAAAATAAAGCTGAATTCCATCCCCGAGGACTCAGCCCTCCGCGATATCGAAAAGACGCGGAGCTGGGAGAAAACGAAGCTGTCTCAGATAATCAAAGACGTTGCTGACGGGGCGGGGATGGAAAGCTTTTATGATACCGAGGATGATCCGCTGCAGGAGCGGGCGGAGCAATCCGAGCAGACGGACCTCTCTTTTCTCCAAAAAATATGCAAGGATGCAGGACTGGCGCTTAAGATATCCGACAAAAAGATAATAGTGTTCGATATAGCGAAATATGAGAAGGCGGCCCCTGTGATGGTAATCACTAAAGGGAATTCTCCCGTGATCAGCTTCACTAATCGCGCAACTGTCCATGACATCTATAAAGCTTGCCACGTCAAATACAAGCACACGAAAAAAGACCAGCTCATAGAGTATACATTCACCGATCCGAATCGGGAAAAAGGATTGACCCTGCAGGTCAATGAAAAAGTAGACTCGATTGAAGAGGCTGAGAAGCTGGCTAAAAAGAGACTGCATGAAAAGAATCTCGAAGAATTC